CATGAAATGAGCCACTGGTATCTTGAAAACCTGATGCAGCTGGCGGGAGAAACAGGTGTCTCCGGACTTATCAAACAGGACGCAGAAACCCTTCTGAAAGACTTCGGTCTCAAGTCGCTGGATGAATGGAAGAACCTCAGCATCGAAGAGAAGAGAAAGTTTCACGAACGCTTTGCCTATCAGACCGAAATCTATTTGGCCACAGGAAAGCCCCACAATCCTAAGCTGATCACTGTTTTCAAGAATCTCGGTAAATGGATCAGAGACGTTTATCGAGCATGGACTGGCGGAGTGGCGGAACAAAGAGCGGCTCAGTACAAATCTGAGTTTGGAGAGGAACTGCCCCAGCTCTCTGAGGAAGTTCAACGCGTTATGGATCGAATGCTCAATGCTGAAGCCGATCTCTATCAAGCTGAAGTTTCTGAATCTATGCGCCCGCTCTTTGATGAAAAGCCCAAAGACATGAGCGAAGAAGACTGGATCGCCATGCAGAAGGCGCATGATGAGGCGCTGGCAGATGGCGAAGCCCTGCTAAATGAAGCAAAAGCAAAGGACGAGAAGTGGTACTCGAACGCCAGAGCCAAGACTTTGCGGATGATCCAGCGCAAAGCAAAGGAAATCCGCGACAAGGTTAAAGAAGGCGTTACGGCAGAGATAGAGGTTGAGGCCGGAACCCGTGCCTATGAACTGATCAAGAAGAGCAATGAAACCTTCGGCATCAATTGGAAATTTGATCCGGAAGCGTTGACGGCCGCCAAGATCAGTTCTTCCGCAATCAAAAAGCTGAGCGCGCTCGGCCTAACGAAAAAGGGAGGAATGGCGCCGTCTGAAGTAATGGAACTCATGCGAGGTCAGGGCAATGCTTTTGCGACTGTTCAAGACATGGTTCAAGGACTTCTTGACGGAGCAAGAAAAGACGAGCGCATCGAAGAAGAAACAACTCGCAGATGCATTGAGAAGTATTCCGAAAACTTTACTCAGGCAGGCATCGATGCTCAGATTACTGAGGCTCTACAGAACGAAGCCCGGGCAAGATTTGTCGCAACAGAGTTTAAGTACTTGGCAGGAAGCCCTGCAGGAATCAGCCAGAGGATGATCAACGAGGCGGCTAAACGTTCTGCAGAATTGATGCTGGCCAACATGCCTGTTTACAACGTCAATCCCCGCAACTTTGTTGCTATGCAGGCAAGAGCCTCTAGGAAGGCTTATGAAGCATTAGCCAGCGGGGATAAGGGAAGGGCCGCCGCATACAAACGCCAGCAGTTGATGTATCTGCAAGCGGCG